CTCTGTATGTGACTTTTGCCATTTGGTTTCTCCTAAAGTAGTTGGATTTTAAGGCCCCGTTCCTTTAGCGAACTTTTGCGTCCCTTTCGGGATGAACGATCCGTTCCGAGTTGGCTTACTTGCGTCCAAGTTGCCAGGGTTCACACGTTTGATCTGGTACTTTGGTGTAAAAGAAATCAATAAGAAATTCTTTTGCATCCCTAGTGTGATTCTCATCGCTGAGGATCTCCACTCTTGCTTGGTTCCATTCGTCACATGACATCTCCCAATGAGAGGCATCATGTTCCGCAAACATCAATACCAGTAGTGCTAATCCGTGCATATTGGATGAACGATTGTGTTAATTATAACACACATGCTTATATTTAGGCAAGTAATTTGTAGTATTTACTACGTTTTTGATACAATTTTATAAAATCTTAATCATTGAGGTGTCGCCATATACTAAAACATCAAGATCTGTTTTGTAGTAAAGTTCAAGGGCATCACAGACTCTGCCTGCTATGGGTCTACCGCCGTTATTTAAAGAAGTATTGAGTAATATAGGAACACCAGTAAGTTTTTCATATTCCTGTAGTAACATGTAATAATCTTCTTGTTCTGGTGATACTGTGTTTATTCTACAGGTGCCATCAGCATGTGTGATTGTGGGAAATCTCTCTGGTTCTAAGACATCAGTGACATATAACATGTATGGTGACGCTCCATTCCAATAGAAATACTGTGATACTTTATTCTCTAACACCGAAGCACCAAAGGGTCTAAATGGTTCCCTATGTTTTACTTTATTATTGATCCAATCTTTCCCTTGTGGATCAAATGGATTCATCAGTATACTTCTGTTACCTAATGCACGAGGCCCTATCTCTCCATGACCCTGATACCACCCTACAATCTTCCCTTGAGCAAGTAACTCAGCAGTATCTTTTATCGTCTTTGTAGACGGTCTAGGCACTGTTTGATCGTCTTGCCAAAATGGGAATCCATCTTTTTCAAAAGGATCTAAATTATATTCTCTTCTCAAATATTCTATGATACCAATAGATAATCCCTGATCATTGGCATGTGGTGGTATGACTAAGTTGGGTATGGCATCCTTCAATACTTTGTTGATGATTGTATTCTGTGCTATACCACCAGAGTATCCAACTATGTCATCAGGTTTTATGTATTCTCTAAAATGTTTTAGATATAACTGTTCTGTATACTCATGAGCAGTAGCTAGATAATCCATGACATATTGTTGATCACCTAAATGGGATTCTATTACTTGAAAATCCCATATATTTTTAAGATCGTCAATGTGATCTACCGACACCACATCAGCATTGTGTTCACCAAATGCCTTCAGTGCCATGACCTTCCCTGCATGATCAAGATAGTTTCCTCCCATCTTTAGAGCCATACCCATTCTCGACATGATAAATCCCAGACTAGATGAGTAATGAATCATCTGTCCGTTTGATTTACAACTGTCTATAAGTTTATCTCCTCTCCATATGCTACGATACATCCAATCATCACCGAAGCCATCAAACACAAAGTTAATAGTTGGTTCTACACCTAAAGGCCAAAAACTAAGAGAGTGAGCATAATGATGATCTATTCTATGAATAGGGCAAGTGAATCCAATATCTCTGAATAGAGGAATATCTATTATCTCTGTTAGTTTAGATGAATCAGCATCTATCTCATTATAAACATAAGAATCCAATACTATTCCTATGGCGTTTACTTCACTAGGAATGATATTCCATTCATCTAATATTCTTGTCCAAGCATATATGCCTTCAAATCCAAAGTGCTTTACTTGAAAGTCTCTCTCGAAAGATCTATATTTTAATTGTTCACCGTCAAAGTATGTCACGTTTGAATCGTGAGCACACAAACGAAGTGCTAATAATTTCATGCGACCCTAGGGCTCAAATTTTTACCCGAATTTTTTTTCCGCTATTTTTGTTTTTAAAAAGCGATTTTACATACCAGGCGGTCTGGTAGGGTCTTGCATAGGCATTCCTTGCCCAGGCATTTGATACCCTTGTCCCATACCACCACCCATTCCTGGCATTCCTTGAGGCATTCCTTGAGGCATACCACCCGAAGATTGTTGTCCACCAAACTGTGAGTTCACTCCACCAGCTTGCATCTTGGCAAACCCATGTTCAACTTTGTGGGCTTCTAAAGCCTTTTGTAATTGATCTACCTTCTTCTCTAAATTGCCAACTTTGAAAAGAAGTAAGTCTAATTTATCTTCCATGTTGAGATCTATTCCTAATAATAATTCTGTTGTTCTCATAGTCTGGAATGAAATCTAAAACATCATCCGCTGGCCATTCTAACTCTTCATAAAGAGCATTGAGTCTTTTCATGTCATCCCACAAGTTATTGACATGTTGAGGTTGAGGTTTGTCATAAAACCAATCCTCTTCTGGTTCTAGGTTGCCGTGCATGTTACCTCCCTAGGAAATAGTGGTTGATAATTTCAATCTTCTCATGTGCTTGTGCAATAGCATTGATTTCATTATCTACTGAGGCCATAATATCTGAGTGTTCTCCGATACCTACAGGGTAGGTAAGGTAAACTTCGACATTCTGTTTGTGTTTGGCAATCAAACCTTCGTAGTAGGCGATCTGTGACTTGAGAATGTCATCACGCAAATGAATCATAATTCAACTAGATTGTATTCTTGTAAGTATTTAACAGTATCTGCTGCACCACCAATGGTATAAGCATCAACTGTAACTTGGGGGAAGGTAGATCCTTCTCCGAACTGAGAGAAAAATTGTTTCTTGTCGAAGTCTTCGTCAAGTTTATATTCTACAAAGTTTAGTTCTGCTAATTGTAACACGGAAATAACTTTCTCGCAATAACCACATCCTGATTTTGAGTAAACGGTAAAATTCATGTGTTTTTTAAAAATTCTTTAAGTGATGATTGTAATTGGCCTTTGTTTTCTTTAGGGTAATCCTCTGTTATTCCCTTCATCCTTTTATAATCATTGTGCATCGCCCCCAGATACCATGCTTGTGCCAATTGATGTGGGCCCTCTTTCAACAATCGGATTTGAAATTTCGATAGACCAGCCTTCATCTCCAAATACTCCTGTCTCCACGATGTTCGGTTCTCTTCTGACATCTTGTTCCTCCCAGATTTTTTTGATTTGTTCTGATTGCCTGTCAATATCTCTCATGGTGTTGGCAATTTTGACATCAATCCACTTGCCCTTCAACCATTCGATGAGTCCTAGTGCAAGGTGTTGTACAAATGGGTTCTTGAATTTCTTCTTTACCCATCTCTCGGCTTTATCGTACCAAGGGTCTACGCCTTCCCCGAAGGTCTTTTCAAAGGAGAATTGCACCTATGATAAACCCTTTAGCGAAAGCAATGCACTTCATCTGATAATCTGTAAGACCAAACTTATCTTGAAGTTTCTTTGCCATTTTCTTATCCCATTCCTTTACATGGTACAACGCATGTAAAACAGGATTCATCTTTCCGTGATCTCCGCAAGACATAATCTTATCTTAAAAAAACTATTTAGATTAAATTCTACCATGAAAAACTGTTCTTGACAATGCGAGTGATGGGACTCGAACCCATACTGTAGAGATTTTAAGTCTCCTGTCTCTGCCATTGGACTACACTCGCTGGCGACTCAGGTAGGACTCGAACCTACAACCAACTGCTTAGAAGGCAGTTGCTCTATCCTTTGAGCTACTGAGTCGAATAGGACTACTGGGAATTGAACCCAGTTCACACCGTTATAAGCAGTGGGCATTAACCAATATGCGATAGTCCCTTCGACTCAGTTACTATGACACAAAAAAAGACCCCTGTAAAGGGGTCTTTGATTAGTATTTCTGATCAGAAATTATCCGATTGAAGGTGCTGTTAATGCTACTTCTGTAGTCTCAGCAGATGCCAAGTCTAGTGGGAAGTTGTGAGCGTTACGCTCATGCATTACTTCCATACCAAGGTTAGCTCTGTTAAGAACGTCGCCCCATGTAGGAATGATCTTACCGTTTACATCTACAACTGATTGGTTGAAGTTGAAACCGTTAAGGTTGAAAGCCATTGTACAGATACCCATAGAGGTTAACCATACGCAGACTACTGGGAACACTGCTAAGAAGAAGTGTAGTGAACGAGAGTTGTTGAATGAAGCATACTGGAAGATAAGACGACCAAAGTAACCATGAGCGGCTACGATGTTGTATGTTTCTTCTTCTTGTCCAAATTTGTAACCGTAGTTCTGTGACTCAGTTTCTGTTGTCTCTTTGATTAGAGATGAAGTAACTAGAGAACCATGCATTGCAGAGAATAAAGATCCTCCGAACATTCCAGCAACACCAGCCATGTGGAATGGGTGCATTAGAATGTTATGTTCTGCCTGGAACACGAACATGAAGTTGAATGTACCTGAGATACCTAAAGGCATACCGTCTGAGAAAGATCCCTGACCGAAAGGATACACTAAGAATACAGCGAATGCTGCTGACACTGGAGCAGAGTATGCTACGCAGATCCAAGGTCTCATACCTAGTCTGTATGATAGTTCCCACTGTCTGCCCATGTAAGCAGAGATTCCGATTAGGAAGTGGAAGATTACCAACTGGTATGGGCCACCGTTGTACAACCACTCATCCATAGTGGCTGCTTCCCAGATTGGGTAGAAGTGTAGACCTATAGCGTTTGAAGATGGAACAACTGCACCAGAGATGATGTTGTTACCATACATGAAAGAACCCGCTACTGGTTCTCTGATTCCGTCGATATCGACAGGAGGTGCTGCAATGAAAGCAACGATGAAACATGCAGCTGCTGTTAGCAGGCATGGGATCATGAGTACACCGAACCAACCAACATAAATTCTGTTGTCTGTTGATGTTACCCACTCACAGAACTCAGGCCAACCTTTAAGTAGACCGCCTTGTCTGCGTGTGATATTTGAAGTTGTCATTAGGACGTTTAGTTAAGTAGGGCTCAAAGGGTAGAGCGATACTTTATTTCCACCAATCCCTTCACTAGTGGATATGAGAGACGAGGTATTATACTGCCTATAGGTCTCGGTTTAAGAGCAGTTGTGCATTGGATGGCGATCATTTCGAGTCCATTGCTGAGTGTGTGCAAAACAACACCCTTCCGTTATTTATAGTAACAGAACTTTACATTTCTGTCAAGCGTTCTGACTTTTTCTCTTCAATTCTTTTTAGAAATTCTTCGTCTGGTGTGAAGATCACAGGGCCCTCAAGGACTCTCTCTTCAAGTTCTTCCAGTAGTGGATCTTTTTCAATCATTGGATCTTTCTTTACTTGTTTTCCAGAAATAATTCTCTTCTGATCCTAGTCCATCCCGATCATGGCCATTCTCTACTTGATAGTAGACAGTAGACACCTTAAAGTCAGGGTCTGTTGGTTTCTCAGGAGTCAAACTATTATCATAAATTCTCATTCTATTGTTAGGATACAAAGCGAATTGTCCGTTGTCAAGCTCTATAAGATTATGACTTTTATGCTCTGGTGGTTGTTCACTTGTAGAGTAATCTATTGCATCTACG